CTTCGTCGCCAGCCATCATTTTTTCAAATTCAGCTTTTAGGTCATCTAGTGCATCTTCTAGGTCTTCAACACGATCTTCAACATCGCCTTCTTCACCTTCATCTTCTTCGCCTTCGTCGCCGTCAACTGCATCCTCGATGTCACCCATCATATCGTCTGCTGGGTCACCGCCCATGTCGTCGTCGCCTTCAACTTCAAATTCGTCAAGATCAAAGTTTTCATCAACTTTGTCTTCTTCAGAAGCTTCATCAACTTCTTCGTCAGTTGCTTCGTCTACTTCTTCGTCAGTAGTTTCATCAACTTCTTCATCAGTAGTTTCGTCGACTTCTTCGTCGGCTACTTCTTCTAAATCATTTTCTAAAATATTTTCGTAGATGTCTCTTGATTTCTCAACTACGATTTCGTGAAATAATTCTTCAGCACCTGCTTTGTCTTCTGCAATTAGGCGCTCAAGCATTTCTTCAAACTTGTTGCGATCTGCCATTGTTTTCTCCTATAAAATTGTTACCTATGGTAAGGCTGTCATTTGTATTTACTATTTATAAGGAAAACTACGTAGATATAGGCGTTTTTTGCGCCTTTTTGACTAGATGCTAGGAAAGATTGAATATTTCCTTAAAATCATCTACTAAAATGTGCTTCATATTGTCAAAAGTATTTAGTTCGTCTGGTATATAGTTATCAGGTAATATTATTCTATTAAATTCAATATGTGGGTTTTCACGTAGTACAGCAATGGTTTGTCTCATCCAATTACCAAAAAAAGTTGCACCATCTGTTGATTTTTTGTAATTGCGTGTATTTGCAAAGATATTGTTTAATCTTTTACCGTCGTCTAAACCTTTGTAGTCAAAGCCTAGTATGTATATTTTTTCATATCCGTGTTGTGCGGCAAGCCATAATGCTGTGGGTCCGCTACTCCAACCTTTGCTAGGATTGAAAAAATTTAAGTTTTTTATACCTGAATATGATTTATTAGGATTTGTGTACACTATATTATTGTTTTGATAACCAGTACTTGTAATCTCTAGTATCATTTTTGTATCAACAGCAACTAGATAGTCTGGAGTAATACCGTTTCTGTATACAGCATTACATGCATATGTTTTACCTTGCTGTTGTAGTTCTTGAACGTCAATACTACTTCTACTTGTGCCATTACCTAGCACAAAGCCAATTTTACCTTTATTTGCTGTTTGCAATAACGTGTTTAATGGAACAGTGTTTTCACGAATAAGACGTTCACGCTTTTTGTTGCGTCTTTCTTCTCTAACTATTTTCCATTGTTGCTTAGTGTATTGACTCTTGTCTATCTTTGGCAACTAGACCCCCGCTTCGGCATTGGCTGCCACTCCATACATTTGACGCACAAAATCTAATTCTTCTGCTTGTTCACTGTTATGTAGTTCAGATGCCTTGCGGACTTTATTGATTTGACGAAGTGTTAACCGTGTCTTACGTGTATCACTATACTCAACTGGTGAGTCATCATCTCGCTCTTCATAGCGATCGTCTTCGACTGTGTCGAATGTTTCTTTGTCGTAGTAAAATAGTTCACGTAGTATCATGTTAGTATTTATATCGTTTGATCCGTTGCCGGAGGTGCGGATTGTTCTGCTCCTGCTTCAGGGGTTGCTCCAGCCATTTCATCTCCACCTATTGTTGGATCTGGTTCTTCTGTTGCATCGTCTTCAATGTTCCCTAAGTCTGAACTTATACCTGCGCCGCTTATCCCTGCACCACGCATTTCTCCTGCGGCATCGGTATTTGACGCTTCTAGATTTTCATCATTTTCTTCACGCCATAGTCTTTCGTTTTCTGCAATCTCTTCGTCGCTCATTCCTAAGAAACGTGTCATTGCAAATCTATTTGAAATATAAGGTATTGCACTCATTTGTGAATACGTAGGTACTCTTGCATTATCAATCTCACTTTGTCTATAACTTGCAAAGTTTTGTGGAGGTTGAAATTTAAGATCAAACATTGCTGTATCAATGTTTACACCTTTTTCTAAAACATAACGTTTAAATTCTTGGTTGAATTCTTCAACTACTAAATTCTGTAAACGTTCACAGTATGTATTAAATCTTAGTTCTTGTATGTATGCTGTTCCAACTCGTCCGTCAGTGTATTGAGAATTTCCATCATCAGGCCCGGTCGGTAAGTATGAACTAGGGATTCGTAAGCCACGTACGAGCTTATTAGTAAAATATCTAAGGTCATCTATCTCTCCGAGGTTAGTACCGCCTGGTAACGTTTCAACTTTAGATCCTCTACCTTCAGCAGTTTGTGGGAAGAAGTAGTCTTCGTTAATTGATAGGGGATTGTAAGCTGAGTCTATAACGTTTTGGCCACCCCCCGTTTGCGATGGGATTCGTCTTTGATGAATTTCCGTCTTAACACGTTCCACAAATTGCATAGCAAGGTGTGATGGCATGTTACCCACATCAACGTAGAATACTCTTCTTTCTGGAGCTCTTTGCACACGATATATAATAATCGCATCTTCGAGCAATTCTTTTTGTTTGAATACTTTGAATACTGTTTCTAATAAACTATTACCAAACGGATAATTTAAATCTAATCCTTCTGATAAACTTAAATGTATCATATGCCCTGCATCAACAGCTATTTCATTTTCGCCTTGTTGAAAACGTCCGCCGCCTGCACTTGTACTTGAATTACCAACCATGCCACGAACGCCACCAGTTAAGTAACCTGCATCGCCTGTGCCTCCTGATCCTTGACCAGTTGTTTGATATGGTGTTGTTGCTACCATTTCAGCAAAGTTTAAATTAAAGTCTTTTACTAGATATTGCTCAGGTGTTTTACCTTGAGATTCATTTACAATAATTTTTGTAACTTTTGCAGGATCAACATGAAACAATTTTTTAGTTTCTGGATCTCTTACAAAAAATGCATCACCATACTTAAACACGTTACGCATTAAGCGGAACATACGTGTTTCAAAGTTTTGTAATTTACTCCACTGTTGTAAGTATTGCGATATAATTGTAATTTCTGAATTTGTTGCTTTAGTTTTAAAGTCAACTAAAAACGGAGTTTTATTTTGTTTGTTTTGTTGTGTAGTAAATTCTGCAAGGATATCAAGTGCGGCATTTACCTCACTATCCATATCCATTGTATTATATTGACCATAACGTTCAACACGATTTGGACTACCTATGTATACGTCTGGCAAATATGATGAATAGTTAGACCGCGCAGGACCAGCTTGACCACCACCACCATTTCTTGCAGTGAACGGACTGTAGCTTCCTTCTGTGTTATTACCAGTTTTAACTGGTGTAAAATGCTTTTTCCAACTCATATAATTTCCTAACCGTACATGTTCCCGCTAGTGTTAGTAGCAGTCGCTTTGGTATTGTCTCTGACTGCTATCATTACTGTTTCGAGATTTCCTACTAACGTATTTAACCGTTCTAGCTGATCTGAGCTACCAGTGCCGGATCCACCGCCGCCGATTGTATCCATTTTAGCTACAACATCACCTGCATTAGTTCCACTACCAAAACCAAGTTTATTATCTTTAGCAAGTTCAGTATTTAATTCACCTAATACTTCTACTAATTCTTTCATTGCTTTATTATAATTGGTTATGCTCTCTGTGTCAAGTGAATTGAGCGAATTAATGTTTGTATCTAATCCTGTTATTGAAGCAATACTTTGCAAGTTAGTAGATAATGTACCAATACCTGTGCTATCCATGCCAGCTAAACGTTCTAATGATGCAACAGTTTTTTTAGAGATTTCAATCTCTCCTGCTTCTCCACTTGTAAATGAGTTTAGAGCATTTGCCATGTGAACCATTGCTTCAGCATTTGTTTTAACACCTTCAGCATTTAATTCCATTGCTCCAAAATCTTTTACTTTGTCAAATGGTGTTTTAGCTCCAAAGAATCCTGCAATAGCATTGCCAATTGCTCCAACTGCATTTCCTACACCGCTTTTTGCGCCTGCACTTGAATTAGAAGTTAATGCTTCGTTAAATGCTACCATT